CCATTATTTAGTTTTAAATCTACTGCGGTTTTGATATTCTCACTATCTGCAGAGAAATATAAACTAAGATTATCAATATCTTTTAGAATAATTGCTGCAGACTTTACTCGTGTATATACCCAGAATTGAACATCAGGATTATTTAAAATAACATGCTTCCATGCGAATGCGTACTCATCAGAAAAGAAATCGCCATCCCAGTGAATACGAAATAGTTTTTCTGCATTGCGCTTCTCACAATCTTTTTTAAAATCATCAATCATTTCTTGCAGAAGACTTTCCATAGTATCATGGTCTGCGTCTTTAAGCAAATTCCAATTGTGGAGAAGGGTTTCTCTTACTCCTTTATATATCTTTTCGAGTTTTCCTGCATAGCATACTTTGGAACATACAGAGGTTTCACCAGGGCATGAGTAAGCCTTACCACTAGGCAATCCAAAAGTGTTGGCAATTGTTGGGGTTTTTCCATTGGGTGAGACTGCATTTGCCACCTTCCTATCATTAGAGCGTTTTAATTTCATTGTTGCCTTTCTTTCTTTGCTAATTCTATCATTTTTTTATTGCTTTGTCTAGTGTAGCCTTTTTTATTTGGCAAGGCAGAAGCAGCATTAGATCGACGCAATTCTTGAATGCGTCTTAACTCTTCTTTGCTTTTTCTAAACATAAAATAATCTTATCATAAAAATCTATAAAATACAAATTGGGAGGTTCTTAACAAACTACGTAAAACGGACATTTGGTATAAATTGGTCGGCCCGTTTTTACGGGGGATTTTATTCTACAAAAACATACCACTCAAGTTTATCTGAATCAACAACAAAGTGTTCAACTTCATCATCAAAGTCATCAACTAAAATAAGATGATAGCCATTATTATTTTCAATTATTGTTTTGAGTGTTAGATATTGTCCATCTATTTTGATTAGATCACCTTCCGCCAATTGGTTTGGCAGAAGATAATCAGCAAAGACAAGTTCCATACTCATCATTGTATCAGACATTTATTTACCGCTAACTCTGCCGTCAGCATAAAAGTTTTTAGTATACATTTTACCTGTTGGGTCTGTGAGATTATAGGTTGCGTATTCTTTAGCGTTGCCGTGGTCTTTACACAAAGCCCAAAGTTGAGCGGCATCAGTAAAGTCAGCAATTCGGTGAGTATTGTATAACTCTCCGTCATAGTAAGTAGTCAAGACATAGTGGTATTCCATTTTAGTATTCCTCTCGTTCAATAATCCATGCGTCTAAGTGGTGTTGTTCAATAATAGCCCAAGCAGGGGCAGTAGTCAAACCCTTATAGGTTATTCCGTCAGGCATAGGTATTTCTAAATCCCATAACCCTAGGTCATTTACGGCGTCAATAGCCTCAATACAAGGTGCGACCATTGACTTAGGAACGGGCGGATAGTGATTAGCCCGTAGGTGGATACCTATCTGAGTTTCAATATCCAAGTGGATACCTAACTCATCTAAAGTTCCGTCTGCCATTTCTGTTGCGAAATTACTTCCCATTTTAGTTAGCCTCCTTAGTTCCAAATATAGCAAGTTCAGGCTCACTTAGCAAACCATTATCATAGATTACTGAGCCATCTTCATCTAGAATTAGTCCATAAGTATTACAATCGCAATCCTCAACATCATAGTCCTCGCCATTAGCGAAACCAATATAACCTTTACCATAGCAGAAATTACAAGAAGCAATCTGCCGTAGTGCGTATTCCAATTTATCCATTTTTATTTCCTTTCTTTTCATACTGAAATCCTATCATGGGGGACTGACAAAATCAAATCCCCCACACCCTTTACCACGAAGAAGTGTAGTAAAAGGACAATTTGGACATTTCAGGCACAAGCACACGCTTCAATTTCTTGATAGTGTCCTTGATATCCTGCCAATACCATTCATCGATATCTGTACCGCCAAAGAAAAATCCTTCTTGTGGTGGCAATAGACTAGGGTCTTTACTAAATAGAGCCTGTTGGCAGGTAGTCAATAACTCTTTCAATTTCTCATGCGATACATAGTATTCACCGCAGTTATCGTTACCGCCTTGAACATTCTTTACAAACCAAGCGTGTATCTGATTAGCCTTGCGCCAATAAGCACAAGTCACTTCAACATGAACGCCATAGATATCTGTAGCAACATCTGACATTCCAGAGATATTTACAATATCATTCCAAAGTGGATTTACCACTTCAGGACTATCTAAACCTAAATCGTTATCACGATCAAGTTTAGACCATTCAATTTTTTCCACGTATTTCTTAGCGTGGAGATACATATCTAATCCCATTTAGATATTTCCTTTCTCTAGTTCTTTTCTTTCATTTTCTACAAAGCGTTGTAGGTTATTTAGATTTTCATCTGTGAGGTAAGTGGAGATAACTCCGAAAGAGTAAGCGTATTCGCTATAACCTTTTTCTTTTGCGAGAGCAATAAGACTATCTAAAATCTCGTGTCTATTTAGAGTTTTCATTTAGTTTTCCTTTCATTTTGAGGATTTTATCCTATCATTTTCTACTGACATTTTCAATTTAGACACGCCGAAAATCTGTGAGAAAAATCACGAGGCCCGTAAACTGTTACGTAATTCACATTGTGGATAACTTGTGGATAAGGGGCCGACCCGTTTGTTGAAATTTCAACTAATTATTTTTAGCAGCACACACAAAACATTTTAGATCTGCGACAAAAATTCTACCGCAGATTTCACATGTTGAAAATTTTGTTTTTTTATTTATGTTATTATTCCTAACTCATCAACACCGCAAGCGGTTTCAAATTTTGCTTTATCAAACATTTCATTTTTAGTTGAGAAATAAACTGAGAAATTTTCCACGAGGTCTTCATAGACCTGTGGGTGAATTTCATCTTTAACATCATTTAGAATTGAAGCGATAGCCTTGAAGTGTGATTTAGTTAGCGACATTATTTTCTCCTAACAAAATAAACGCATGAGAACCGCCGTCATTTAGTTTATTTAGAACATCTTGAATTTCTTGAAGTGTATAAGTTTGAGCAGGCAGATACTCTGACAACATTTCACAATGAAACTGTTGAAGAACATCTAGCGGAAGTGCTTTTAAGCGACCCAAAAACGGGGAATCAAAATTAATTCGTGAAATAAAATTTACCCCATTATAGATAAACGGGAAGTCTGTATAAGTTGCGTTAGTCATTAGTTATTTTCCTTTTCTGTTGTAGTGACAATTTTAGCGATTTTTTCTAGGTTTGTCAAGCGTGTCGCTTCACGCTGTGACTTTACCAATTCTTGGAATTCGTGTAGTTTCATTTTTACTCCTTTACTCTCACGGCGATAGTTGCCCAATTAGTTTTGATAGACTGAGCAACACGATAGCGAATTGCGTAGGCTTGGAAGTCCTCGCCAACATAAACATCATCACGCTTTTCAGCGAATTCAATTTCTCCACCCATAAATCTACGAGCAAGAGAGGCAGGTCTATAAAATTGACCTACTAATAAATCTTCAATTGAGTATGCTTTCATTTTTTACCTTCTTTCATTTTATTACCCTGTAATTTTAGCATTTTTGACTGACATTTTCAAGGCGACACGCCGTTGATTTTTATTTATTTTTGTGGGGTATATCACTAAACCCCTAGAACATCTGTTCCATAGTATTCTACGGCTTCAGGAAGCCTCATCATTCCTTTATAGTCTTTACATCTAGGGCAGAAGGCGTTCCAACCATCTGTGATCATTGAGCAGAATACGCAGACCTTATCAGTCACGCAGAAGTTATTATCTACTAAGTATTCAATTATTTCTGTTTTTGTTAGTGTAGTCATTTTAGACCTACCTTTCTATTTTCTAATACTGTAAGTCTAGCAGGGGGGACTGACAAAATGACCTGTTTTTCGGGCGTGTCGGAAAATTATTTTTGTGGCCTTAATCACACAAACGTAAATCGGACAAAACGGACATTTGCCGACGCTGTCGGGCGTGTCTGTGGATAACTATTGTTATTTAAATCACATGCGACACGCCGTGTTAGGACTTGACTTTTTGAGATTTTTATGTTAGAATACCAGTATTAGAAAGTTAAAGAAAGGACTATAAAATGCTTAGTCAAAAAACATTAGATAAAATCGTTTATGAATACCAACATGGTGGAGTTAAAAACTATCACCCTGAAATCTCACTATCTGAGAGAAAGGCTCTTTTAGGGTATCTATTTAGCCTACCCTCTAAGTGTGCGCCTGAGTGTGAGGCAACTCACAAAAATAGTTAGGCGACACGCCCAAAAAGACCCCCAAAATGTCAGTGGTAGGGTATAGGATACCTACTAGAAAGATAAAAAAGAAAGGATTTCTAAAATGAAATTACTAAGTTATACAGCCGAAAAAGACGGCGTTCAGGTTGAGGTTCTAAATCGCCTCATGGTTAGCGAGTATCAGATAAATGACTTGCTAGATAGTCTAGTATCTTACGGATACACGATAAACTCTACACTAGTAGAGGAGGGAGATTACTCCCAGCATTGGCAAGGCTAACCCTTGTCAGTGCCTACTGATAGAATTATAGAAATAGAAAGGTAAAAATAAAATGATAAAAAAGAATTGTATGCTATGTGGCTCTCAAGCCTATGTATCAAAACGCAGTATCCCAGCGATGTGCGATAAATGTATTGAACTAAATTGGAAAGGAAAAAACTAAATGAAAATGTATCAGACATTAGAGTTTGCTTGTAAGTCTTGTCATGGTAGAGGCTATGTCTTTTATGGTGACAATGAAGATTACACCATTGACCCTTGCGAGTGTGTAGCCAATGGCTAACTACTCAGAGGAACAACTACGCAGAAAAGCCCACCTAGAAAATGGTGGGACACTTGCTAACTATGACCGCTCACATTATTTACATGATAAAATAGAACTAGGAGAAAAAAATGATACCAGTAAAACTAACAACAACTAACGGAGAAACTAAAACAATAAATCTCCCTAACAAAGAAACAGTAGAAACTTTTATTTCTACTTTCTCAAGCGCATTACCTATTGGTTATGCGGTATGTATTGACGCACCACTCATTGGAATACATAACGGGTGGCTATTTGGAAAAATGGAGGCACCAGTATCAAACTAAAAGCCCCAGTGCTATAAGATCAAAAATTAGTGACACAATAAAATGTGCTCACTATTTTTTTTTGTTTTATTTTTTTTATTTATGTATCGTACATTTAAGAAAAAAATTCAGATTTTTGGTATAATGGTTTTATGTCAGAATATTGTGAGCATGTATATAAAGATATGGGACAAGATCTATGCCCTAAATGTGGGCGGGATACTCATGAAACTGACTGGAAGTATCAAGCAGAACTAATGAAACAATGGCATGCAGATGGTAAAGCAGTATATGGAGGATGGTGGTCTATATGACAGAAAATAATGGTTTGGCATTAAAAATTTTTTCAGATTTTTGTTGTGATGGTTGTAGTTGTAGATCAGAAAAAGATCATATTACTGGCAGGGACCCTGAAGACGAGTTGCCTTCAAGAGTGTTTCAGGTAGAAGATGAGCATACTTTTGGGCAACCTCAGTAGCGTGATCATCACCATCTAAATAATGTTCTTCAGATAAAGGATTTTCATCTTCTCCATGATGTGTTTGACATAACAAGATATCATAATAATCTTCATCACCAAAATACTTATCTGGTCTCCAATGTGCTTGGTTTGTACCAGAGAACCAAACTGCTTGATTCTTTTCCATTTGGAACTTCTCATCTTCAACATAGAAATCCCAATCAAGGGTTTTGTCTAGTTCAATTGTAAACATATATGCTGTATGTGTTTCTGATCTATCTTGGTGCGGGTACAAAGATGGAATCTCACCACTTAAAGGTGTATATCTAGCCCACAACACACCTATATGATCTACAGGACCACCAGTCTTTTCTTCAAACTTTTGTCTAATTTTATCTTCTACTTGTTTAGGCAATCCTGGTAGTGGTCCATTACGACGTTCACTAAAAAATATAACTAAAAATCCATTGTTTGTGTTTTTACGAAAATGTAGCCATGGATCGTTTGCTTCGGCAATACCAATATCGATTGTCTTCTTTATTGTGTCATAAATCATTCCATACTCTTCATCTGTAAAAAAATATTTTTCAGTATGTGGTTTTAAAGGATCGATATTTGCCATATAAAGATTATAACATATGATTATGGTATACTTTAAAAGATGATAGGAGGCCATTATGGCACTAGAAAAAATGAGTTCTGTAGAAACTGACTGGTATACAACTCAAGAGGGAACTGCTCAGGCAAAAGACTTTATTTTTAAAGATTTTTGTGACTATCTAATTGTAATCAAGACATTTGCAGATCCATCTGACAATACACAATTAAAGAAAACTGAAATTGTTCATATCAACTCTAATGATGGGCGGGTAGTTAATAAATCTTATGATGAATTAGATCCACCACTAAAGGATGCATTGACAAGGGCTAATTTCCCTATTGCAAAGTAAAATACTTAGCAACAAAAGAACCCACTTGGTTTGACATATTCTCTCTATGAGAATCGTCTAATATAAGTGGGTTTTCTGTATCTTCTACAACTTGGGCAACTATAATGTCATAATAATCATTTGGCCCAAACTCTATATCTGGTCTCCAATGTATCTGATGAGATCCAGAAAATAAGACAGCAGTATTTCTTTGAATATCATATCCTTGATGTCCAACATAAACTGTCCACGGTAGAGTATGATCAAGTTGAATACTTAAAGTAAACGATGCTTGATCTAATCCTACATCATAATGAGGATGAAGCCTAGGCTTACTATTAGATTCTAAAGTATACCTAGGCATATGATTGCCCCATTCTTTAACTTTTATTGGCACATTGTCTTGAACAATCTGCACAATTTTTTTTCTTATATTTTCACTAAATGGTTTGGTATTAGTTATGTAGCCACAACTTTCGTCAACCAATAGATTCTCACTTTTTGAGCGGGAATCATAAATTTCTTTAATTTCTTCTTCGCTGAACACATTGCTAATAACAATAGGCTCAAACTCAGAAAATAAAGAACTATTAGTCACGTATATAGCCGTTTTCCTTCAAAGTGTCAAACAGCATCCCATTAACAGCGTTTAACTGATCCTGCTGTTGCGCTAATACAGACTCTACTTGATCCATCGGAACACCTGCGTTTGCAGCCATTCTTCGATTATAGTCATTTACAGTCTTTGTCATTAAAGCAACGCCTTCTTCTCTATACATATTTCACCACTTTCCTATTGGACATTTTGCGCCTTGCAGTGTTGTTTTCAATTTCATAAAACAACCACACTTATTACATTTTACCATACGCTTGTTAAGGTGTTCACAAGACATACAGATATCTAATCGCCTTTTGGCCTCTTCCTGCTCACTTCTTGGTTTATTAGGATTAATTAAATCCCAAACCTTAACATCTTCATTATTATCTGGTGTTATTTCCATTCGGTTTCCTCCATATATGTTACTGAGTATTCTCCCTGGTATGTTTCTGCATATGAGAAAATATCATTCATATATCTATTAACAGTATTATACCCAACCTTGTCTTTGATATATTTAATACCAGTAATTAATGTTTCATGTGGAACATTTTCTTTTATTAAGGCTTCATTGATTGTTTTTATATACCGCTCTTTTCCAAAACGCCAAGATGTAAACGATTGATCATTTCCGTATTCTAATCTCATTTCATCATCTAAAGACTTTGAATATTCTGTGTTATAGATCACATACTTAACAGAAGGATGAGGCATCTTATCTGACCAATTTCGCATGTTATCGCTGTATGAAATCATATTTCTTAAAGTTGAGTCAGCGTAAGCCATGCGTATGATGTCTTGTGCTGATGTTTCTATTTCTAACGCAAAAGCCAAAAGATATGCAGTAGCAAATGGATATTTGTCTTTATAGTTCGTAACGCCGAAATGTATATTAGGATTGAACGATCTCTTAGACATATTATCATTTATAAGTCGCATATGATTTCCGAGCGACACTATATCTGGCCTGTTAATGTCACAATCAAGGAATAAACATTCTTCTATTTTTATCCCGTCTGAAAGACATAACTTATTTGAGTCATATGTACCAACTACTTTTGCGCCGTTAAATCTATTTATAAAATGCGCCGAAATAAAACCGTCCATATCTGGAGATATAATTATTTTATCAAAACCCTCAATAGTTTTAAGAATTTCTTTTTTCATTATATTCCTTCCATGCATCAAAAAATGATTCTGTTACAGATATATGTCCTAGTATTCCAAAATGCTGGTTATCTCTAGCAATATCAAAATAATGATGATCTTTATATTTGTTGACTAAATCTAAATCTATTGATTTATCAAATTTTACAAAATTTTTAAAAATTGTTTTCTTTTCATGCTCTATATAATTATCATAAGCATTCCACCAAGTACTCCAAAAAAATGGTATCTCTATTGATTCTAAATAGTTTTCAAGAAGTTGTATTGAGTTTGTTATATTAAAAGAAAATGAGGCTATATCTACCTTTTGTGAACTATTTCTTTTACCTAAAGGTATAGGCAATTCTAGGTTTTCATTAAAGTGAATTATGCTTAAATCATTGTTAACAAAACCTTCTATTCTTCCAAAATTTGGGTATAAAGCAAATATTGCTTTTGGTTTCCCAAATTGCTGAATATATTTATTTATATTATATGTTATAACATTAACCGAAATTCCGTTTATTCCCAAATTAAAAATTTTTTCTCCATTTAGTTTTTCATTTAAAAAATATGGCCATATTAAATTTTCTGGAAGCCCAACACCAAAAGTTACAGAACATCCTACATATAAAAAATTATTAGAGGCATCTTCTTTAGAAAATTCTTCAGACCTGTATCCTAAACTATTTGTGTTATATGTCACATCATCTAAATCATACAATTCCATATTCTTATTATCTGGGCCACCATGACATGTGCAGTCATAGCATAATTGTTTTAAAGAAGAGTTTGGCATAAGTGGATTTTTTATTAGTAGTGGATCAGTACTAACTATTTTTGACGGGTCGATTACATTGTTAAGAAAATAATTAGAAATTCCAGAAATTTTTTGCCCTACAGTATTCATTTTTTAAAAACTCCACTTATAATTAGAACTGTTATGTTTGCCACAGAAGGTACCGCTTTAGTAATTGAAATAGTAATAGGCATGAGTACTATTCTAGCAGGTATTGCTGGATCAATCAAGTGGCTAACCAAACATTATTTTGATGAAATACGTGCAGAATTTAAGCCTAATGGTGGGTCTAGTTTAAAAGATCAAGTTAATAGACTTGAAGAAAAAGTAAATATTATATACGACCTTGTTGTTAAAAATAAAGATTAAGGTTTCCAGTTTTCATTAGCAAAAAACCATTGTGTAGAATATCTATGCCCAGATTTTACTTCTAATATTTCATGTATATATTTAGACTCAAAAGCAACAAAATCTCCAGCAACTGGTTTATAAATATACGGTGCCTTAATATCACTTTCTTCTGGTCTTTCTATCGCAACGTCATCATCGTGAAATTTTAGTTCCCCGCCTTCAATATCATCATTCCAGTAAAAAATTCCCGATATTGTTATAGGGCTTCCTCCACCTAAAGATATTCCTGGATGTGGCTGATATGTTCCTGTTGGAATGTCTGGATGAGGGCCAAGGCTCATGCCTGGATCCCTTCTATCAATTGTTAAAAAAGAAGTATTCATAAGATCAGCATATTCTGGGTTAGTTATTTTTACATTTCTTTCACTTAAGTTAAAATCTTTTTCTATTAAAGGAATAACCTTTTTATGAACAGAGTACATTTTTTTATGAACTGATATTGGAAGCCAATCTCTTAATTGTTTTACTGGCTCATCTGTGCAAATGCTAGGACTCCATAAAGGCTCTTCAAAATAACTCATTACATTTAAAACTTCAAGTCTATCTGATTCAGACATTAGGTTTTTATAAATTTTAATCATATATTGATTATAACATTCTTTTCTTTATATATAATAGTAATTATCTCTGAGGGAAAGTCCCCCCCTCCCCCCATAGATTTTTTATTCGTATCTAATGGTGGAAGTGAAGATAATATCTCTAGTGCAAAGTCCCCACAAACCCTATAATTACTATACCATAAAGAATTTGTGATGTAAGCCACTAATGTCCGTTTTGTGTCGTTATGATATACTTTTAATGCTTGTCCTGTGATCCGTCTCTCATACCCACCGATCATGGGGCAAGTCTATTTTTCATGGTATAATCTTTCTATTATGGCAAACCTCTGTGCACCCGAAATTTTTGGCGCTGATCCAGTTACAATTCAATGGCGTGTTATTCGTGGTGACACAGGAACATTAAGAGTAGAATTTAAAGAAGCAGATGAAGTAGAACCTTATAATACAGAAGGCTGGGTCTATCGTTGTACAGCATACGATCAATCTGGAAATGTATTAGATGCTTTAGATTGTGAACCAGGCGAAGGATTTGTAGATATTACTGCTTATGCTTCAGTTACTAAGAACTGGGGAAGTGGCTATAAGGCTACCGTCGCAGAATTGCCTTTTGATGTGCAGGTAATTATTCCAGAAGAAATAGAAGACATTGTTTGGACACCAGTTGTTGGAACAATTTATGTTATCGGTGATGTAACACCAGGAGGTACTTTATAATGGCAGTTATTAAAATTGTTCCTATGCCAGGTGCAAAGGGAGACAAGGGTGACGATGGTGCAACAGGTGCACAAGGACCACAAGGACCTATTGGTGCGACAGGACCAGCAGGTGCAGATGCAGCATGGTATTACAATGGAGCATACAATCCTGGAGCATCATATGTAGTTGGGGATGTTGTAACATACGAAGGACAAACATGGTATCGCAAACACGCTAATGGCGGTAATGTTGGAGATACTCCATCTGTAGGATTATTCTGGGATTTAATTGCAGCAAAGGGTGAACAAGGATTAACTGGATTAGAAGGTCCTCAAGGTGAGCCAGGTCCACAAGGTGAGCCAGGAAATAGCGATGCATCAAATATGGTTAGATATTCTCCAAACTTCACTGCAACTGGTTTAGCGTTTACTGGTACAGGAACAACTTATCCAACATATAATTCATATTATGTTAAGAACGGTAAGATGGTTAGTTTTGTTATTGAAGTTGATTGTTCTACCGTGACAAATTTTGGTACTGGTCAATATAAATTACAACTTCCATTTACTCCAGCGATTGGATTTAATCACTTTAGTGGTTGGGCACAAATAGACATTGCAGTAAATCCAGATGTAACAAATGGTCACGTAATTCTTAATGTAGATCATGCTGGAATTACAGATATTCTTGACTTGCATTATTTAAAGCAAGCAGGTGGAGCACATACTCCAATTATTGAGGGATTGTTTTTGCAGGGGACACCAGTAACATTAACAACATCAAGCAAGATTTATGTTAATGGAACATATATCTGTCAATAATAATATGAGATAATGGGTTCATGCCTGTTTCTAAATCCATGGACTTTCCCACAAGCAAAAAATCTTCTTATGCTGCACAAGTTGTAGAAACACAAACAACAAATACTGATGTATTAATTAACTATGTTCCTGTTCCTGGACCTATGGGGCCTCAAGGACCTGCTGGACCTATGGGACCTTCAGGACCTGCTGGAAAGGACGGGATTCAAGGCCCCAAAGGCGAGAGAGGCACACCTGGTAAAGACGGTCTAAGTTCCTTGTCTGCGTCTGGACAGCAAGCAGGATGGGCATCATATTTTAATCTAAATAGAAAACCTATAAATCTTGGTGTTAACTATGGAGATGATGGATGGGTAAAGGTTTGGGTAGATTCAAAAGGTAGCAATACAAACGAAAAATACTTACCAGAAGGATGTACCAGTCTTTGGAATGCAGAGCAAAGAATGCTTAATTTTCATGGACTTAAAATTGGATCACAGGTATTTGTAACTTATAATTTTGAACTTACTACTGAGTCTAATAATACAGAAGTTTGGATGAGAACATTTTTCCCTAAATCTACCACTGAAATTTCACAGTTTGTAGCATCATTAAAATACCAATATGTCTACAATATGTATGTAACACAACACTTTTTTATAGAAGACAACGCTATGTGGAACTCTGGGGCGGTACCTCAAATTAGAACCGATTATGACTCATCCGTAATTATGAATTCCATATACGTCAGCGTGGTATAATTTACGAGGAGGAACTATGGCATTTCCAGGAACATATAACATAAATTATTACAAAGGTGACACTTATCAATTTCGTGTATACCCTAAAAAGCCAGACGGCTTACCATTTCCATTAACGTCTTATAATTTAGAAGATGACCCATTAACTACTGGAGAGGTAGAAGGAGTTATTTTTGCATTTGCACAATCAAGAGGTGGAAGTTCTGCTCCAGGATGGCATAAATGTTTAGCAGAAATTTCTGATGAAGGAGATTATGTTTTGTGCACAATTAGACCAGAAGATGGATTAACTATGGACGCATCAAAAGATTATGTTTATGACGTTCAGGTAAGAAAACCAGGAGTAGATTATCCACAAGTATTAACTTTACTAACTGGAACAATTAATGTTACAGAACAGGTAGCAGATAAATAATGACAGACGACGTATTAGTTTTGGGTGGTCCAGATACAGTTAATGTAGAGGTAGATTTTGGAGATAAAGGAGATCGTGGTAGTTTAATTTTTGTTGGTAATGGAAATCCAGACTCTGTAGATATTGGGCAAGATCCAAGAGTATTTGATTTATATATAAACTTAAAAAAGAATAGTCCAGAAAATGAATATTTAATGCTTTACCAGTACACCTATGGTTTAGGAAGCAGTACTCCGCAATGGCAAACACTTAACAGACTGATTCCAAACACTTATAGCACATTACAAGAAATATCTTTTCCAACACAAAATTATTGCAGAATACCATTAAGTTTTATTAAAGATCCATCTTATGTAGGAAATCTTACAAGTGCAAATTTTTCAGTACAGGCAACATTGGCAACATCTTCAGGTAGAGCAATTGCAAATTCAATAAAAACCGAAATTGTAAATGATGGTGGGTCAGATGATTTAAAAATTACCTTTTATGCAAAGGAGTTTGATGGAAGTTCTTGGGTAGATATTACAGAGTCAAGAACAGCCCACCTGCACATTTCGGTGGTATAATCAAGGGGGTGATTTAAGTGGCAGCAGAAGACATTGGTGGCATATGGAATGTAAAGCAACCAGGATATGAAGATAAGGCTGATATACAAGCAGCACTTAAGTTATTCCTGTATGGAGACTATAATTTTGATACTACAGCCCCGATTGGTGATCAAAAAACAGATTTAGCAAACAATGATGGGTTAGCCAGACATTTACAAGATTTAAGAGAAGATGTAGATAGAGTAGATAATCGAGGAATTGGTTCTGATTATTTAACTATAAATCAAATACAAGCAATTTCATCTCCAACTGACGGATATATTGTTATGGCATCAGACTCTACTGGCGCAGCAGTTCAGTCAACTTATGGAATTGCTCTTTATCAAAATGAAGAACCAACAACTAACCTAACAAACGGAATAGTCTGGATAGATAAAGACTCTGATAGTAAAGATATATATGTCTATGATTCTTCTGATTTTGTTAAAGTAGGAACATATACTGATGCCAAAGGTGATTTAATTGTTGGTTTTGATCAAGGAATTACTCAAATTTTACCAGTAGGAAGCACTGGAAAAGTTTTAACTGCAGATTCGAGTGCACCTTTAGGAATTTCTTGGACTGATTTAGACTATGAAACAAATAAAAATATATCTTCTATGTATTTTGGAAATTACTCAGATACAAGTTTAACTGGAATACAATTAAATGGTGTTAATGAAAATGGAACATTAAAGACAATTGATTCTGATGATATTGAGTTAGCAATAACAAAGAGTGCATCGTCAACAAAAACAAAAATTACATTTACTGGTGTCTGTAGACCAACAACAGATACAAATATTGAAGCATTTATTGGATTACAGAGAAAGATTAATTCTGGATCATACTCAACTATAAATGTTGGGTTAATATCTAAAGAATTAGTAAGTTCGCATTTTGAATGGCTAGACACTCATAATGCTACAACTGGAGATATTATTACTTATAGATTAATTAATATTACTCCCTCTGGATACCTTGCAAATGTCATAACACAAAGATTTGGCGAAACATCAGATACTTTTATTGTGGAGGAAATCTAATATGGCAAATCTAGCGTCGCAAAGCAAAGTAGCATATATGTATGATGAAGGAAGTAATTTATGGTACGCTATTGCTGGTGTTGCAAATACCAATGTTCCATATACATGGACACAGGCTCATACTTTTGGTTCTACAGTAACAGTTAATGATGTTATTAAGGCAAAAGGTGGAGTTAACATATTTCAAAATCCAAATGCTAGAGATGCTGCAATAACTTCACCAACAGAAGGTACCGTATGTTTTGTAGAGCAAACTAATAGTGGTACAGATATAAGTCAGGTTCAATATTATAATGGAACCAAATGGGTTGGGTTATTGGATAGTGTTGTTTTTAATGAAAAAACTGCTAACTATACACTTGTTTTAGGAGATGCTGGAAAAACAGTAACAATTAATTCTGGCTCAGATACAACAATTACAGTTCCTTTAAATTCATCTGTGCCATTTGAAATTGGTCAAAGAATAGACATAATTAGAGTTGGTTCAGGCAATGTTACTTTTAGTGGAGCAACAGTAGCAGTTATAATTAATAGTAAAAATTCAAATAAAAAAATTGCTGCAAGGTATTCTGGTGCAACCTTAATTAAGTATGCTACCGATACTTGGGTCTTACTTGGCGATTTGACGGCGTAGGTGTCCAATGCTAAATTCATTATGGACATTTTTAGCAAAAGGTATGGGATCAGTACCCAACCTACTTGGATTAACAAAAAATCAAGCAAGACAATCATTGCAGAATGCAGGATTTAATTATGGAACAGAAATAGAAGAGGTTCAAGATAATGAATCTTTAACTGGATTAGTTAAATCACAAGATGTTCCAGCAAATACATTATTAGATTACGAAAGTACTGTTAACTATAAACTTCACTCATTTTCTTTTTCTCCATTTGGTGTTTTTGGTTTTTCTCCATTTGGTGTTTTTGGTTTTTCTCCATTTGCTGTTTTTGGTTTTTCTCCATTTGGAGTGTTTTCTTTTACACCAGGACCGATAGAGTGTCCTCAACCAGGAGCATGGTCAGAGTGGTCTGCTTGGGACATAGGCCCATGGGGTCCATGGGGTGAATGTGAGGCAGATGGATACAGAAGACAATATAGAACATATACAAGAACAAGAACAAGAACAATATATACATTAGTATCAGGAAACTGTATTGCTGGAACTGAAACTCAAACAGAAACTATGGAAGATGTAAATGTTGAGGTTTGTGGCACTCCAGCCTTCAACTTCATGCCAACATTTGCTGTCTTTAGTTTTACTCCAGGATTTAGCGTATTTACATTTACACCAGAACCATCATTCAACTTCATGCCAACGTTCGGAGTGTTTAGTTTTACGCCAGCATTTGCAGTCTTTAGTTTTACACCAGAACCATCATTCAACTTCATGCCAACGTTCGGAGTGTTTAGTTTTACGCCAGCATTTGCAGTCTTTAGTTTTACACCAGAACCATCATTCAACTTCATGCCAACATTTGCTGTATTTAGTTTTACTCCAGCATTTAGCGTATTTAGTTTTACTCCAGCATTTAGCGTATTTAGTTTTACTCCAGCATTTAGTGTCTTTAGTTTTACACCAGAACCATCGTTTAACTTTATGCCAACGTTCGGAGTGTTTAGTTTTACTCCAACATTTGCCGTCTTTAGTTTTACCCCAGAGGCTAGTTTTAACTTTTCACCCTAGGGCTAAACTATTTAATTAGGAAATTTGCCTAACCATTCTTTTGCTCTTGGAGTTAATCCTTTCCAAGAACTCCAGTCTTCTCCGCCATTTGTCATTTTATAGGCGATTTGTGCATTTACAACTGGATTAAATAAGTCAGCATTGTGATCTAAATCATACTTTTTACGACGATCTGGACCAAGCATTCCAAGCATGTTTATTTGAAAAATACCATATGAACTGTCTCCAGTTTCAGTATTTCCATTGAATGCAAATGGTCGACCATTACTTTCTCTCTTAGCAATAGCCCAAGCCTCCTTAAGATTTTGACCTTCAAATCCTACTAATTTTAATAGATTTTTAAGATCTTTATCAGATAGAGATGTAGCATTTTTATATTTTTCTAACTGATCTTCTTTAGCCTTAGAAACACTTTTGGCCACTTCCGTGGCCTCAATAGTCTCTTCAAGCGTGATAGTTTTACTATCTAATCGGTTTTCAGAAGCATTGGCAATGTTTGACCAAACGGAAAACATCACCAATATGCTGAGTGTTCCAATGATATTCCTATTATTATTCATAAAGTTAATCATAGTTTCCTCCTTAGAAACGGAATGACACCTTTTAAGGGTGTCATATTACTTCTAAGTATAACACAATTTAGTCAAGGTAGTCAAATAATGATATAATTACTGTCTATGGCAGATACAACAGATAATTATAATTTAAAATTTCCAGAAGCAACAGATTCTGTAAATGTTCATAATGATATTAAAAAGTTAGCAGATTCTGTTGATACAGCATTACAATCTTTAGACGCATCTAATGTTAGAATAAAGGTTATTAATAAAACATCAAATAATATTTCTGCTGGAAAACCAGTTTATGCTGCAACATGGTTTGATCCTGATTTAAATCAAGAAAGAGGTCAGAATAATGGAAGAACAGTTATTAAACCTTTTACCTCAGAGTTATCTGATAATTATCCATTTTTAGGATTAACAAAAGAACAAATAAATGCAAATGGAGGAACTGGAGAAGTTGTTGTTTCTGGAGTCCTTTCTGGACAAAATATAAATACATCATCTTTTCAAGCAGGAGATCTTTTATATCCAACTTCTGGTGGTGGACTATCTACTACTGTAAATGGTGGAGCAATTGGTGTAGTTGCTTTAGCAGCAACGAATAATGGAGTTATAGTTGTTCAAGCAAAAGGTAATGGAACATGGGGAGCATTAAAGGCTGGATTAGCCTAAATATGATATAATCGACATATGGCTACCTTCCGAAATCAACCCACAGACTCATATGCTTTAGGTTCTGCTCCACCAGAAGTTCGTTGGACGGTAGTTAGAGGAGACTCTGCAGCATTTAGAGTTTATGTAACAAACGATGCAAGAGAGCCACTATATTTAAATGATTGGGAAATTGCAATGGACATTTATCGTCCATCTACTAGTCAAGTTATAGTTTCATTATCACCAGAACCAATTGAATTTCAAGACTCAGAAGGAACATTTACAGTTAACTTAACATCTTCACAATCAGAACTTTTAGAGACAGGAGATATCTTTGACATTCAACTCACAGAACTTTTGTCTGAGGGAAGAGTCTGGACGGTAGCCAAAGGATCAATGGTTATCCTTGAAGATGTTACGCAATGAGCAATTATAATTTAATCCCAGTAAATCAAGAAGTTTTTAATACAACTCATAAAAAAGCACATGCACAAATTAAAGAACTTGATAAAAGATATATCAGAATAGATCATATACAACCAAAAGCAAGAATTGAAGAAGTTTTACCTTTTCGTGTACAGTTTATCAATGTTAGCGTGTTTGGGTATTCAAAAAATAATCCACCCCCAATACCGCTTCAAATTATTGGATATAGTAATTATATTCTATAATAAAAAGGAGTTATAATACCATCATGGCAAAAATATCAATACCTAATCTAAAGACAAAGTTTGAGACTGGGGATCGCCCCACGCAACAAGATTATGAGGATTTAATTGATTCAGCCTCAGCCCGTTCAACCGACCTTGGTTCAATGGGTAATAATGAAAATACAATTACAGGTATTGAAAATGCCACAGTAATTGATAACTTTGACGCCACAGAATGGCGTATGGTTAAGTATATTGTTTCTATCGCAAAAGTAACTGCGGGAGATAATAAATTCTATGCAACAGAGTTGACCATCTTGGTAGACGGCACAAATGTGAATGTCTCTGAGTATGGCACAATAGACAATGATGGGAATATTGGCACCGTTAGCGTCTCCAGGGTTGGAAATACAGTATCCTTAACGGTTACTCCAGATCCTGCGATTAAGCCAGTCACAGTTCGTTATGCACGAATTGGACTTAAGGCATAAACAAGGAGATAAATAAATGGCAACAGTAAACAAAGACTTTAAAGTAAAGAATGGTCTCATCGTTGAAGGCACAACAGCCACAGTTAACAACTATGACATTCTTACAAAGAAGACAGACGATCAAAACTATATCGTCAATTTAATTGGTGGTACAGCCACCTCAGCAAACGAAGCAAACAAGGTTGTAAAGCGTGATGGCTCAGGCAACTTTGCTGCAGGAGTAATAACAGCAGACCTCGTTGGTGATGTAACTGGTAATGCAGATACAGCAACAGCACTTGAGACTTCTCGTACAATCACATTGGGCGGAGACCTTTCAGGTTCTGTTTCATTTGATGGTACAGCAAACGTAACATTGACAGCAACAGTTGCTTCATCTTTTGCAACAGATGCAGAAGTTGCAACAGCAAAGTCTGAGGCAATTTCAGATGCTGCAGCAGATGCCACATCTAAGGCTAACGCAGCACAAGCAGCAGCAATTTCTACAGCAGCATCAGATGCTACTACAAAGGCTAACGCTGCTGAAAATGCTGCTAAGGCATATACAGATGCTCGTGAAACTGCTATTACAACAGCATATCAATCATATGCTGATACAGCAGAGTCAGATGCAAAGGCTTATGCTGATCAAAAGGTTGCAGATCTTGTAGATTCTGCTCCAGCACTTCTTGATACACTCAATGAATTGGCTGCAGCAATTGGCGATGACGCCAACTTTGCAGCAAACCTTGCTACCTCAGTAGGAGAAAAGGTTGCAAAGGCTGGAGACACCATGACTGGTGCTCTTGTTCTTCATGCAGACCCAGTAAATAATCTTGAAGCAGCAACTAAGGCTTATGTAGATACAGCAGCATCAGCAGCACAGTCAAATGCTGAAGATTATGCTGATGGACTTGCAGGAAACTATGATCCAGCAGGTTCAGCATCAACAGCATTGACAAATGCTAACTCTTATACAGACACAGCAATCTCTGGTGTAAATACAACAATTAATAACCTTACAACAGATGACATTGCAGAAGGCGCAAACGAATACTTTACAGATGCTAAGGCAAAGGATTCAGCAGCAGCACTTCTTACAACTGCAACATTGACAAATATCACAATTACTGGTACAGGTAATGGTGGTCTTGTAATTACCGCAGAAAACGGTGTTGCAGATTCTGATACAGATGATCTTGATGAAGGTACAACAAATCTTTACTTCACAAATGCTCGTGCAGTAGATGCTCTTGAAGCAGTTGTTCCTAACTTTACAGCAGTTGAACTTAATTCAATTGCAAAGCAGGTAGCAGCAACCGCTTCTATCGCTACAGCAAGCACAAACAGCGCAATTTCATGGTTGAAGGCAGACTATCGTTCTGCTGAATTCCTTGTTAAGATTGCTAATGGATCTCATACAGATGTATCCAAGGTTATCTTGACACTTGACACTTCAGATAATGTCGCTATTACAGAATACGCAATGGTTGGAACAAACGGTTCTCTTGGATCAGTTTCAGCAGATGTTTCTGGCAACGATGTTCGTCTTCGTGTCACTACCGCCAACAACAACTCAACAGTTGCTGTTATCGGAACACTTTTAGCATAAAAAATAAATAAAAAGAGGGAGTGGTAATCTTGGCAACAGTCAACAAAGACTTCAAGGTTAAAAATGGACTTATCGTCACTGGTGGCGGTGAGTTTGGCGGAGCGGTAGTTGTAGGAGAACCTACATTATCTACCCATGCTGCTACTAAATCATATGTTGATTCAGTAATAGGTGGCATGACAGTTGGAGGTACCGCTCCCTCTACACCAGATAATGGTGATCTATGGTTTGATACATTAACAGAAAGAGTTAATGTTCATTATAATGGTTCTTGGCTAACAATCGCAACAATAGACGATACTCAGAGTCTTCCACAACATATTCACGATACAGCAATCGATGGTACTGGTTTTATAGTATCTCAATTTTATGAAGGCGGAAGTTTTAATAGCCCACAAGGAGCAGGTTTAGATGCTGGAGGTCCAACTACAAATCAGTGGACTCTTGTATTTGATGGAGGAAGTGCTACTGATAATTTCAACTAAAAATTGATGTTATAATTAGCACAGAAATAAACTGGTAGAAATACCATAAGGAGAGAATAAAATATGGCAACAAGAATGCAACAACGCAGAGGAACCGCAGCACAATGGACTGCAGCGAATCCAACTTTAGCAGCAGGAGAAATCGGATTTGAAACCGATACCAACCAGTTCAAAATTGGAAACGGGTCTTCGGCATGGTCTGCCCTCTCCTATTTTAAAAATTTAGATGGCCTTGATGGCGTAGGTGGAATAGTAACCCTAAACGCACAAGGTATGATCGATATAGCATTAATCCCACAAGGCGTGGCATTAGATGCAGAGTTAACCCAATATATTGAAGATCATAATAATGAGACAACAGGTGTTCATGGAATTTCTAATACAGCAAATCTTGTATATCAAACAGACCTAACAACTACGGTAAATGACGCAATTTCATTAGAAGTAAATAATAGAAACGATGCAATTTCTGATGCTATTGGACAAGAAGTAACAAACCGTAACACTGCAATTGATGATGCTATTGCATTAGAAGTAACAGAGCGCAATACTGCAATTAATGATGCTATTGCCCTAGAAGTCTCTGCTAGAGATGTGGCTATTGATGATGCTATTGCTCAAGAAGTAACAGATCGTAATACTGCAATAGGAAATGAGATTGCAGCAGAAGTTTCTGATAGAAATCAGGCTATTGATGATGCTATTGCTCAAGAAGTAACAGATAGAAATAATGCAATAGGCACAGAAATTGGTACACATAATTCTGACACAACTGGTGTTCATGGAATTACAGATACAGCAGCACTTGCAACAAAAACATATGCAGACAATGCAGCATCAGCAGTAGAATCTTCTGCTTCAGCAAATCTAACTGCTCATAATACAGCAACAACAAGCGTACATGGTATTGCTGATACAGCAGCACTTGCAACAAAAACATATGCAGATGGAGCAGTTTCGACAGCAGTTGCAGCATTGACAAAGTCTTCCGTAGGACTTGGAAATGTTGATAATACATCTGATGCAAATAAGCCAATATCAACTGCAACACAGTCTGCACTTGATCTAAAGGCACCGCTTGCTTCTCCAACATTTACTGGCACAGTATCTGGAGTTACAAAAGCAATGGTTGGGCTTGGAAACGTAGACAATACAGCAGATACTGACAAGCCAGTATCAACTGCAACACAAACAGCACTTGATGCAAAGGCCTCTTTATCTGGAGCAACATTTACAGGTGCAGTTTCTGGTACAAGTCTTACACTTTCAGGCAATTTAACAGTTAATGGTACAACTACAACAATTAACTCTGCAAGCCTTAACTTAACAGATCCAATGATTTATGCAGGTGACGGTAATACAGGAAACACCAAAGATCTAGGACTTGTTACATCATTTAATGACGGTACATACCAACATTCTGGTATTGTTCGTGATGCATCTGATGGAAAATGGAAATTTTTCAAGGGTGTGACAGATGAGCCAACAAGTACAATTAATTTTGCACAAGGATCTCTTGATGCATTAGCGGTTGGAGCACTTGAAGCAACAACAGTAACGCCGTCATCTGGAGTAGTATTTTCAGATGGCACACAAACAAAAGAAGGCGTTCCTTCAAGAACTCCAATTATTCAAAAGTCCGCAGCATATACACTATCTGCACTTTCTGAAAGAGATTCTATGATTGAAGTTTCACACACTGGCGGAACTGCTGTAGATATTACAATTCCAGCAAACTCCTCAGTTGCATATCCAGTAGGAACATCTATTGATGTTCTTCGTACAAATACTGGTGGAGTAAGAATTGTCGGAGCAGCAGGAGTAACAGTAAATGGTACACCTGGTGCATATTTAAGAGCACAATGGTCTGCAGCAACCTTATTTAAGAGAGCAACAGATACTTGGGTCTTGATAGGCGACCTCGCTACGGCGTAATAGAAATTACAAATAAAAGGAGTAGATAGTAATGGCAGGTAAACTTGGAAGAAAAGCAGGTCAGCAATCATGGCCTAATGATGTAACAATTACCACTGCAACAGACGTTGGTACGAGTCGTCCATATGCTGCCTCAGCAGCATCAACAGAGGCAGGAGCCTCTGGTGTTGGAGGATCTGTAAGCCTTGCATGGTCTTTACCAGCAGGATCAGCAGAAGCATCATCTTATACCATTACTACTACTCCTTCTACTTATTCAAAAACGGTATCTGGAACAAGCACTACATTTGAAGGACTTGCATCTAATACAGCATATACATTTACAATTAAAGCAAATAATAGTGTAGGCTCTTCTGCAGGAACAACATCTTCTTCAGTAACTGCTACTACAGTTCCTCAAGCACCAACACTTTCATCTGCAACAGATGTTGGAACAAATAGACCCTATAACAATGGATCTGTTTCTGTTGCATTTACTGCCAACGCTACTGGTGGAAAATCAATAACAAGTTATACAGTATCTGGTGGAGGATATTCTGCTTCTGGAGCAACTTCCCCATTGGCTCCAACAGGATACGCTACTGGTGCAACTCCAACGTTTACAGTCACTGCTACAAATGGAAATGGTACTTCATTAGCATCTTCTGCTTCTAGTGCTGTTACAGTAACAACTGTTCCAGATACACCAGCAGCACCAACAGTATCATCTCCAACGCCTTCTGCTGGAGTTAACGTTGCTGGAACTACAACAGATAACGTATCTTGGTCTGCACCAGCAAATGGTGGAAAGGCTATTAGTCAATATACCTGGACATCTTCGGACTCAAAGTCTGGAACAACAGCAGGAACATCGGTTTCTGTAAATCAAGAAGGTGGAACTGCTCAAACTTATCAGGTTCGTGCAGAAAATGCTAATGGTGCTGGAAATTATTCTTCTGCATCTTCTAGCGTTACAACATTCCAATTTACTCCATTCTCGGTCTTCGGCTTCTCACCATTCGGTGTATTTTCCTTCGCACCATTCTCGGTCTTCGGCTTCTCACCATTCGGTGTATTTTCCTTCGCACCATTCTCGGTCTTCGGCTTCTCACCATTCGGTGTGTTCGGCTTCTCACCATTCGGTGTGTTCGGCTTCTCACCATTCGGTGTGTTCGGCTTCTCACCATTCGGTGTGTTCGGCTTCTCACCATTCAGCGTGTTCGGCTTCTCACCAGCGTTTAACTTTGCTCCTTGGGGCTAAAACATGGTATACTGTAGTAATACAGTAGAAGGGTAAAATAAAATGCAAAATCAAGGAATGAGTCCAACTGCAAAATTTGGAACTAAGCCACATAAATTTTTTGAAAGACATTTAAATAATGATCTTAATAAATTGTCTAATTTTTTATCTGATAGATATGAAAAAATAGAAAGAGCCGAAATAGATGGTGTAACTCCTTTGGGTTCTGCAGGACACGAATATTGGGTAAAATCTGGAAGTACCTCCACAGTAAAATGGAGAGAGTACAATGTTTTTCAATTTCATAGTGAAGAAATATATAATGTTTTTAAAGGTGTTAAAGATGCAACAAAAGAGGCATGTGAATATTATGATATTGACTTTGATGCACAAAACTTTATGGTTCAGGGATGGTTTAATATAACTCATAAGGGTAAAGGCAAATTAGATTGGCATGATCATGGTCAACCAGGAGCACCAAATTTTCACGGGTATTATAGTGTTAAAGCAGAGCCTTCTACAACACATTATCATGTGTATGGAGAAGTGGTAGATCATCATAATATTGATAATAAATTAATTGTTTCTGAAATGGGTCATCAGCATGCTATGGCAGATTGGGATTGGGAAGGTCCAAGAATAACAATCGCTTACGACATTATTCCATTGGAATATTTAATTAGGGCAAATGCTGCCGAACAGCATTGGATCCCATTGTTATGATAGCAATGAAGCCACCACATAAATTTTTTGAATCATTTATTGATAATGATTTAGATTTTTTATTTGACTATTTAGTAGAAAAGCAATCGGAATTACTTTCTGGTTCTTTAGCACCTATCCCCGAAGATGTTTTATCAAAGTATAACAAAGATAATGGACCAACAACACAATTAGGAAACTATTATAATATTTTTAATTTTGAAAATAATGAAATTAAAAATTTAAAAATATCTTTATCTAATTTAACTAAAGAAGCATGTGAGTATTATAATCTTAATTATGAAGAACTGGACTTTATGATTCACGGCTGGTATAATTTAGATTATAAAACTTATGGAAGTTGGGACGAAAAAAAACAAAAAATAATGGCTGTAAATGGTGGGGTTAGTCCAATAAATAATGCCCATTCATTTCATGATCATGCAGAGGGCACAGGAGCACCAATCTTTCATGGTTATTATTGTGTTAACGCTGAACCATCTATAACATTCTATAAAATAAATAAACAAGTGTTATTTGAAAATCACAATAAAAACAATAGAGCAATAGTATCAGAAACAGGACACCCACACGGTAGAGATGATTGGTATGAGGACAAGCCAAGAATTACAATTGCTTATGATATTGCTCCAAAAGATTCTCACGTAGTAACAGAGTTATGGACAAAATTATGAAAAAGATAATTTGTTTTTTTAAAGGACATAACATGCAAACATCCGAATGCCCAGTTACTGGTGCAAAACTAAATATATGTCTAAGATGTTTTCCACAAAATCATTCAAGAGTAACTTTTAAATAACTATAACCCTCAATAATAGCATAAGAGTTTTATAAAACTAAAAACTCTGGTATACTTAAATAATTACAGTTTCTTAAGGAGAATAACAGTGTCAGATTTTTTTAGTTTTCGCTTGTCAGAAGATTTTATAAATGAGTATAAAACAAAAGAACCACCATTTGGATTTACAGATGCTGGTGGTAATTCACTAGGAGAGATTACGTTTATTCGTACCTACTCTCGAATGAAGGAAGATGGAACTAAAGAAAGATGGTATGAGGTTTGTCGTCGAGTAATTGAGGGCATGTATTCAGCCCAAAAGAATCACGCCAAAGAAAACAGACTCCCTTGGAATGACTATAAAGCACAGGCTTCTGCAAAAGAAGCATATCAGCGTTTGTTTGAGTTGAAGTGGACACCACCAGGGCGAGGCCTATGGTCTTTTGGCACGGCACTTACAATGGAAAAGAAAAACTCAGCAGCATTACAAAATTGTGCTATGGTATCTACAAAAGATATAGACAGAAATGATCCAGGAACATTATTTGCTTGGGTTATGGATGCGCTTATGATGGGTGTAGGTGTAGGATTTGATACTGTCGGGGTAGAAAAAAAGTTACCTATTTATGACCCTACAGAACCACCACAGGTTTATGAAATCCCAGATACTCGTGAGGGCTGGGTAGAATCTGTTAGATTATTAATTAACTCATTTTTAAAACCTAATATGTACATACAAGAATTTAACTATGACCTCATTCGTCCTTTAGGAGCACCTATTAAAGGGTTTGGAGGCACAGCAAGCGGTCCTGCACCACTTATACAGTTACACAAGCAGATAAGGTCTGTAATTGGCGGTAGGGCAGGAGAAACACTTGACTCAAGAGCAATAGTAGATATCGTTAACCTCATTGGCACCTGCGTGGTATCAGGAAATGTTAGACGATCTGCAACATTGGCTCTAGGTAATGCTCAAGATGAAGACTTTATGAATCTTAAGAATTCTGAGGTTTTCCCAGAAAGAAATTCATTTGATCCAGAAAATCCAGGTTGGGCCTGGATGTCAAACAATTCTGTTTCTGCGACGGTAGGCACAAAGTACGAAGACTATGTAGACCTTATTGCTAATAACGGAGAACCTGGTTTTATATGGTTAGATGTGGCAAGAAATTACGGGCGTTTAAAAGATCCTGCTGACGGAAAAGATTATAGAGTCATGGGCTTTAATCCTTGTGCAGAGCAACCTTTGGAGTCATATGAACTATGCACCTTGGTTGAAGTACATTTAAACCGTCATGAGTCTAAAGAAGATTTTTTGCGTACATTAAAGTTTGCATATTTGTATGGCAAGACGGTAACGCTGATACCAACACACTGGCAACAGACAAATGGAATTATGCAGCGTAATCGTCGCATTGGAACATCACTAACTGGTATTGCTTCATTTTCAGACAAATTTGGTTTGCCTGTTGTGCGTGAATGGATGGACGAAGGCTATGAAACTATACGTAGATATGATCATAAATATTCTGAATGGTTATGCGTTCGTGATTCCATTAGAGTCACAACTGTTAAACCATCAGGGTCTGTATCAATTCTTTCTGGCGCAACGCCTGGAGTTCACTGGGCGCCTGGTGGAAACTATTTCTTGAGAGCAATTCGCTTTGGGAATACCGACCCAATGATTCATTTGTTCAAGGCTGCTGGATATAAAATGGAGGCTGACCTTGTATCTGCGAATACAACTGTCGTTTATTTCCCAGTACATTCTGGTCATTCAAGGTCTGAAAAAGATGTAACGTTATTTGAGAAGATTGCGCTTGCTGCTACTGCTCAGAAATATTGGTCTGATAACGGCGTGTCTGTAACGCTTTCATTTGACAAAGAAACTGAAACAAAGCACATTGCGCCAGCGCTTCATATGTACGAAGGACAGTTAAAGGCGGTATCATTTTTACCTATGGGTAATACTGTATATCCACAACAACCATATACAGAGATTACTGAAGAGGAGTATAATAGTTATATAGGACAAATAAAGAAGATAGACTGGTCCGCTATTTACGATGGAGCAGAAAATTTGGAGGCACAGGGAGAAATGTACTGCACAACTGATGCTTGTGAGATAAGGATTAAATCATGATAGATAAAATAAAGTATGTAGAAGAATTTATGCCAAGAGATATTGCTTTAAGGATATCTGATTATGCAAAAAAATATACAGATGATTTTCCAGAATATGGGAATAATGAACAAGAATTTACTGTTCATACATACAACGAAATAAAGGCCAGAGATCCAGAACTGTTGGATATAATGCAAGAGTATGCAATTAAAGTTTATAATTTTGTAAAAGAAAATTACGATGGCCCATTTCAAGATTTCCTTCATGAAAAAACACATATAGCAAAATTTGTTGCTGGAAAAGGAATGCACGAACATTTTGATTCTAACAGACCAAATGACATAGCAACCTTAGTTTACTTAAATGATGATTATGTCGGAGGAGATATTTATTTTCCAAAATACAACATATCCTATAAACCAAAGCCAGGAGATCTTCTTTGTTTTCCAGACAATCCAGACTATGTTCATGGAGTAAAGGTTATAGATTTAGGAACAAGGTATACTGCTCCTAGATGGTTTACACGCATCGTATGATAAAATAGACCCATAATGTCTAGTCCATCAAATCTATATGCTGAAAAAATATTTGCTGAACATCCACAAAGACTTTGGGCTTTGGATGATAAAGTAGATTATGTATCAATCATTAATAACTCGCACAGAGATTTTTCATCATGGGAGATAATTAATGGGTCTTCTGTTTCTACAACAGAATTTTTAGACACACCATTTCCAGAAAGCATAGTTAATAAGATAACTCCAGAAAGTTTAGAAGGAGAAACATTTTCGGTAACTTTAGAAAGTCCAGATATTATTAATGTTGATGATATTAATCAAACATTAAAAACATTTTCTATAGGTTCTTATTTTTATACTCAAAGCCCATATGTTTTGGGTGTGGAGTTAGGTTATAGATATTATGACTCAGTTTTAAGTTCTTATGTTGATGTGTTAAGACCCTACGATGTTGCAATCAGAGAAAGATGGATCTTTTTATCAGAAACTTTTAGTCCAGATTTTGATAATTCTCAAATAAAAATTATAATTAAATTTAATTTTTTATTTGCAACTAATGACGTAAACGATTATTTAGTTTATTCAAATGGTTTAACATTTGGACAATGGTCTGAAGAATTTCATTCTCATTCATTAGGCATAACAACATCTAGTTTGCCGTCAACTATTTCCTTAGAGTCTTCACAGGTTATCCCAGCAGATGCTTACGGATTAACCGAAGACTGTGGATATTATTTTTCTAAAGATAATGCTTTAGTTGCAAAAAATTCTGGCGTACCAATGGTTTTTGGTTCACAAAGTATTACAAAAATATATAACAATGATAATATGCCATCTTTAATTATTCCATCTTTAGGTATGCTTTCTGATTCTGGTAAGCATCAAGATTATACTTTAGAATTTTGGCTAAGAACTAATAATGCATCAACAGAACAAAAAAGAATTATAGGTCCAATCGCATCTCAAGACGGTATATATTTGCATGGACCATTTTTATTATTAAAAATAGATGATAAATATGGGTCTTATTATGTTGGTAAATGGGAAAGACCAATGCTTATGCATCTCAGATATACAAATAATCAATTATCCCTATTATTAAATGGTGAAGAAATTATTACAATTACAATAAATTCTAACACAATATCCCTGCCTAGTGCATTTGATGAAAATAATAAAAGTCAAAATTGGATAGGATTTTATGCATATGAAAAAATAGAGCCAATAGAAATAGATTGTGTTGCTATATATCCATATGTAGTCCCATCTATTGTTGCCAAAAGAAGATTTGTGTTCGGCCAAGGAGTCCAGTACCCTCAAAATCTAAATTCAATATATGGGGGAGATTCTGTTTTGTTTGATTATTCTTTTGCAGACTATACTAAAAATTATAATTATCCAGATTTAGGATCATGGAGTCAGGCATCAATAGATAATCTAATTATTGAAGATAATATGCTTACAATTCCAAATACTTTTATACCACAAATATTTACAAATAATTTTAATAAAAAAGAACAAGATATGTTTAATGACCAAAACTTATTGTCTGAAAATTTATATCTTTCTTTAAGGCCAAACAACTCTTGGAATTTAGTTAACTCATATATATACTTTGATAATTTTTCTTTATATAATCAAATAACAAAAGCAGTTTATGGGTTATTTGAAGTTCCAACCTCTTTTACTGGAACACAGGTTTTGATGAGAATTGAAGACAATAATTCTAATTATTTTTCTATAGAATGTGTTAATGATAAAATTAAATATATATTAAAATATAATAGTGTTATAAAAGATATATATGAGTGTTCTAGAGTAAATGCACTATCTTCAACCAATTTAGATGACGGAGAACCTGGAGAAACTGAAAACATTATTTTTGCTGCAGGACTTGAATTAGATAAATTTAGCAACCATTTTGGAGACAATATAATATCATTTTTTACTAATCAGTCCACATTAAAGTTATATGTTGGAGGAACAAAAGAATTTGAAAAAACTTTTACTGGAAAAATTTATAAAGTTGGAATTTGTTCTGAAAAGAATTTATTAGACATTGATAACTTATTTAATGAAATAGGTGTTCCAGTAGACTATGAAAATATATTTGACTTATACGAACCAGGCATAGACTTTGACGGCGGATTATATAATCAAGATAATATAGGATGGAGTGATTCTATAGGAGAAACAAATCAACTATTATATGAAGATGAAAATGATATAACAATTCCAATACTTGAAAACTATAGTTATTCTCCATCATTGCCAGACTTAAGACTTTTAAAAGATCATACCCCTAGCGTGGGCATAATTCCTAAAAAATATTTTAATAAATTTTATTTAGATGCAACTGTATCTGGGTCATGGAAAGATTATGTTCCATTGTCTTACTTTGGTCAAAACGTTGTAGATGAATATGGCAATCAAGTTTTTGAATTAGACTTTATTCAGTTTAATGTAAATTATCCAGCATCTGTTAAGTTTAAAGAAAGTGAAACAATAGATCCAAATGGATGGCCTTATTCAGAGTTATCTGCAGAATATTCTTTCCCACAGCAAAGGTCGTATGCTTCCTTAGACAATTTCTTATATACTGGGTATTTGAATTATGAAGATTTACAACAAAAATCAATTAAGAAATATACATATGATACTTCAAATGAAATTGTTAAAACATATATTACATTTGAATATTTAGAAGAAGGTGCAAATGCTGAAGAATCATTTTTTATAAGAAAAGAAGATGTTCCAAAAAATGGCGTAATTGAGCCAGGCAGCAATTGGATAAATACAAAGTATGAGGTTGTAGATAATGTTATTATTTATCCACCTAGCGGAGTTAATTTTAATGATTTAGCAATAGTGTTACATATAGAGGTTGACATAAATGGAATTAGATATAGTCCACTAAAAATTAAAAATTTACAGTTAGCATCACAGGCATTTAACTATAATGGAGCAAACAGCGTTGGGACAAGGTTTGGAGTTCCAGTTTATCCATATAAGTCTACAGGTTATTATTTTGATTACAAAACTAAAAATCCTTTTTCTATATATAAAGGTTCGTCTCCATATTTATATTTGACAAGGGATTCTGGTTTAGAAATAAGAGGAAGTTATGATCCACTAATCAATCGTGGTGTTGCTTTATCAATCAATCCATCAAAAATACAAACATACGAGATTATGGCAATGCAAAGTTTAATAAGGTTTAATTCTGATTTTTTCCCTTATGCTCCAACACAAATAATGCAAATAAATGCAAAAAATAAAATTATCAAATTGTATATGGTTGCAAACCACCCATCTGGTAAAAGAGCAAAGATATACGCTATTGATGGAAATACTGGTGGACTATACAATGCAATATCTTTTTATTTAAATGGAAAAATTGTTAAAGAACCAGTAATTAATATAAATGAATGGTCTTTACTTGGTATAGGATTTTCAGACATTTTAAATTTTAAGTCCTATACTGGATCTATAATGATTAATGGTCCAATTATATTTAATGCTTTATCATATTATCAAACAACTAACTTACAAGAAGTTAAGAATGTTACAAAAAGACCTTGGGCTAGAGTTAGATTTTCTGCAGATGGCATATATGAATGGGAATATTGGAATGATTTTTATATGTGGGACGGTGTTTTGGTTCAGTCATCTAGCAGTTATTATGGCGTTGATCCTGAAGACCTATATAAGTCGTATACTGGCACCAATAAAATTATAATAGAAGATGACAGTGTTTTTGGTATTCAGGGTTACGAATATTCTATATTTAAAGACGTAACCTGGCAATCACAAATATCAAACGCAGTATAATATGGTATACTGGTGGTAATGAAAAAAGAGATTCCTGGCCAAATTGGCAAAACACGAATTAAAGCAATCGACAAAATGTACGATTGGGGAATATACGTATGGAAAAAACAAAATGGAAAATGGTTTACAGATGGACAGGGAAACATTTTAAACATACCATCTATGAAGGGTGATATTTCCAAGATAGCCGAACTAAAAAAGGCTGCAGCATATTATGGAGAGCCAGAGGGCGAGGCTATATTTTTCCCAGGACTAAACCGTGTTACCGATGAAGAGTACGCAGAACAAAAGCAAAGAATGCTTGAGGGGCTAATCCCTAACCTCAACGATATGGGATCTGTTTATGATGCAAAACAAACTATTAAAAAGTATGGAGCACAAGACTAATGAGCGATCAAGAATTTTTTATTAATGCAAGAATTGATAATCCAGTAGATATACTTCAGCAGTTTAAAGAAGAAGATCCATTTAAAAAGTCTTGGACCGAATTAAAGAATCTAGTCGGATTAGACAATAATTTTAAGCGCAGAGCAGGAAGACTGGCAGAAAAAGCAGTCGCTCCAGAGAACATGACGGGGTATCTAAACAATGCTAAAGCACAACCAACAGGTATAGATGGAGCACAATCAAAAGAGATCAATCCTGGTTCGGTATACAGAAATGCTTATGGTTTGTTTGATGTCATTACACCACCATGGAACCTTTATGAATTAGCAAATTATTATGATACATCTTTTGCAAATCATGCTGCTATTGATGCAAAGGTTGAAAATATAGTTGGTTTGGGATATGACTTTGAGGTTTCTCCAGCGACAATGCTTCGTCTTGAGTCTAATCAAGATAAAGAGCAGGTAGGAAGAGCAAGAAATAGAATTGAAAGAGCAAAGATTGAACTACACGCATGGCTAGAGTCATTAAATGATAACGATTCATTTACTACAACTATGGTTAAGATTTATACTGATATGCAAGCAACAGGAAATGGATATCTAGAAATAGGCAGGACTACACGTGGGGAGATAGGATATGTTGGACATATACCTTCTACAACAATGCGTGTTCGTCGTTTGCGTGATGGATATGTTCAGATAATTGGACAAAAGGTAGTTTATTTCCGTAATTTTGGCGCCAAGAATGCAAATCCAATTACTGCTGATTCAAGACCTAATGAAATTATTCATTTTAAACAATACTCACCTCTAAATACTTTTTACGGAGTTCCCGATATACTTTCAGCAATCAATTCTTTACACGGAGATCAGTTAGCCTCACAATATAATATTGATTATTTTAGCAATAAGGCTGTTCCAAGATATGTGGTGACGCTAAAGGGTGCTAGGCTTTCTGCTGATGCAGAAGATAAGATGTTTAGATTCTTGCAAACAAACCTTAAGGGGCAATCACATAGAACGCTGTACATACCGCTTCCTGGAGATTCTGATACAAATAAAGTTGAATTTAATATGGAGCCAATTGAAAATGGTGTACAGGAAGGTTCATTTGAAAAATATCGTAAACAAAATCGTGATGATATTTTAATTGCACATCAGGTACCGCTATCTAAAATTGGTGGTGGAGAGTCTGGAGGAATAGCAGCAGCACTTGCACAAGATCGTACATTTAAAGAGCAGGTTGCAAGACCAGCACAAAGAGAACTTGAAAAAACATTAAATAGAATTATTAAAGAAAAGACTGATATTTTAGTTCTTAAGTTTAATGAACTAACCCTAACTGATGAAAATGTACAGTCTCAAATACTTGAAAGATATGTAAAGAATCAAGTTATGCTTCCAAACGAAGCAAGAAATATTCTTGGACTTCCACAACGGGAAGGAGGGGATGAGCCTTTCCAGCCAAAACCACAGGATACCGCAACTAGAGCACGGGACGGAGAAAGAATGAATAATCAATCAGACAGTACCGCAACAGTTGCTGGTAGAAACCCAAAAGGTGAAGGCAGATCAACCGAGTAGTATACACAGGTTTTTCCACAATTTATTAACATTTGTATAAAAAGGCTCTATAATATATTCTAGTATGACTATATCTAAAGGCCATTGGGCAACCAACGGCGACTCAGTAAGACTTTCCCTTCCATTTGCGAAGGTTGATAAAGAGAGACGTATCGTCTCAGGTTTTGCATCCCTTGATAATGTTGATAAACAAGGAGATATAGTTACAGCAGAAGCATCAATGAAAGCATTTTCTGAATTTCGTGGAAACATTCGTGAAATGCATCAACCACTTGCTGTTGGTAAAATGGTTAACTTTAAAGCAGATAGATATTTTGATCCAGAATCTAAAAAGTTTTATTCAGGTGTTTTTGTTTCTGCGTATGTATCTAAGGGCGCACAAGATACATGGGAAAAAGTTTTAGACGGCACATTAACAGGATTTTCTATTGGTGGTCGTATGAATAAATGGGATGATGGATATGATGAGAAATCAGATTCCACAATTAGAATTATTAAAGATTATGACCTTGTAGAGTTGTCACTTGTTGACTCTCCAGCAAATCAATTTGCTAATATTATGCAAGTTGAAAAAGTAGACGGAGTGCCGATTGTTAAAGGTCAAGATGTTGAATTAGAAAATGTTTTTTATGATGAAGAGTCTGGCATTGTTATGGTATCAGATCAGGAATCTGTTGCAAGTCCAATTAATGGTAATCAGATGAAAAATATAGGGTTCGTTGAAAAAACGGATAATGAAAAAATGGATATAGTCAAATTCTTAGTTGATAGTGCTAAAGGCATGAATGCTTCTAAGATAACAGAGGAGGAAAATCCTATGGCAAAGAAAACAAAGACTGTTGAAGAAACAGTTGAAGTAACTAAGTCAGAAGAGATCGCTCCTGTTGCTGAAGAAACTCTTGCAGTTGAAACTGAAAAGGCAGACGTTGTTGAAGAAACAACTGAAAAGACAGACGTTGTAGAAACAACAGAAGTTGCCGAAACAGAAAAGGCTGCAGCACCATCTGGAGCATCTAAAGAGGAAGAAGATTCCGAAGAAGATGCAAAAGAAGATGAAGAAGAGATGAAGGCAAAGAAGAAGTCAGATGAAGTAGTTGTTGACGCAATTGCTGAAATTAGAGAAACTATTACATCGGCCTTTAGCGATCTTTCAAATACTCTTAAGTCCTTGCAGGCTGAAGTAGAAGTACTAAAGTCTACCGCAATTGACAAGGAGACAGTAAAAAGTTCGTTTGATGCAGTCGCCAGAGATATCGCTGCAACTAATGAACGATTCAGTGAGTTTGGAAAGCGTGTTGACGCAGTAGAAGCAGATACAGCATTCCGAAAGTCTGGCGATCTAGGCGAGATCGTTCAGGATCGACCACAGGAAACTATGGTTGAAAAATCCTTATGGGGCGGACGTTTCCTCAAAACAGCCGACTTATTTAATTAAGTACAAAACTCGGAGGTGACAATATGTCGGAAGAAATAAAGAAAAACCAGCCAGGAGAATCAGGCCAACTCGGTGGAACAACACCAGGTCTTTATCAGGCACAAGGTGCATTTGCATCTGGTTCTGATGCAGGCTCAAATATCCCTGGCAATTATACTGATGGTGGCGTTCTTGGAAATGTTCCAAACGCAAACCTAGGTCTTACAACAGGACCAAATGCAGTAAATCCTTCAGGTGAGGCTGGAAGCGGTATCCTACGCCCTGAACAGGCACAGCGTTTCATTGATTACGTTTGGGACGCTACAGTTCTCGCCCAGGATGGTCGTCGTGTCACAATGAGAGCAAACACCATGGAACTCGAAAAGATTAACGTGGGTGAACGAGTAATTCGTTCTGCTGCTCAAGGTGTCGGTGACTACACTAACACTGGTGCTACATTCAGCAAAGTTGAACTTACAACCAAGAAGATTCGTCTAGATTGGGAAGTTACTGCTGAAGCACTCGAAGACAATGTTGAGGGGGCTGCGCTTGAAGATCATCTAGTTCGCTTGATGACAAACGCATTCGCTAATGACATTGAAGACCTCGCTATTAATGGCGATGGTTCAACTGGAAACTTCCTTTCAATTATGAAGGGATTCGTCAAGAAGCACAAGGACAATGGAGATTCGCATGAAGTTGCGTTGACTGTTGCTGATAATGCTTGGACACCAGAAAAGATGCAAGAGATTATTCTAGGCATGCCACGTAAGTATCGTGCTCTTAAGAATAACCTCAAGTTCTATGTAGGTACAGACACATTTGCTGGTATCGTTAAGCATAACGGTACTCTTGCTGATGCAATTGCTGAAGCAATGGGTAATCGTGTTGCTGGTACTGCTGCAAACCGTCAAGCATA